GCCGACATGCTGCTGTTCGAGTCGGCTGGCGCGCCGCAGATGGTCCGCATGGATCAGACCCTCGGCGGTCAACTCACCGTCAAAATGGTCGCGTTCCAGTACGCGGCGGCGGTGTTCGGGCGCTACCCGGCAGCGATCAGCCAGGTCATGGGCACCGGTTTGGTCACACCGACCTTCTAGTCCTTCCCACCCCAGGCTCCGCGTCTAGCCCCTCTAGCGCGAGCAAGGGCGACCCCCTGGCGGCCCATCCCGCGGCCGCCAGGGGGGAACCCGCCACCAGAAGGGAAAACTCATGTCAACACTCTGGGAAAAGCAGGCGCCGTCCCGCATCCAAAAGCCGGAACCGGCACCAGCAAAGAAACCAGCCGCGAAAGCACCGGCGAAGAAGCCCGCCGCGAAGAAATAGCCAATGGGCAACTACGTCGCCCTGTCCGAACTGAAATCGGCGCTGGGGATCACCGGGTCGACCGACGACGACTTCCTGAATTTGGCGATCAACGCCGCGGAGGAAGCGATCGACGACCTGTGCGGCCGCGTCTTCACCGCTGCGGGCGCCGCGTCGGCTCGGACGTACCGGGCGCAGCCGTACCTCGCGGTAACCGACGACATAAGCACCCTCACCGGGCTGGTCGTCAAAACCGACACCAGCGGCGACGGCGCGTTCGACACCACCTGGAGCAGTTCCGATTATCAGGTCGAACCGTTGAACAGCCTCGCTAAGGGCCGCGCCGCGTTCAATCTGCGGGCGGTCGGCAACTACCTGTTTCCGGTGTACGGCGACGGCCTCGTTTCGGTTGAAATCACCGCAAAATGGGGATGGCCGTCGGTACCGAACGCCGTCAAACAAGCCGCCCTCATGTATTCGAGCCGCCTCTATGGTCGCAAGGCCAGCGTTATGGGCGTAATCGGCGTGGGCGACTTCGGGCCGGTGCGGATCTCGCGGTCCGACCCGGACATCGCGCACCTGCTGATGGACTACCGGCGCCCCGGCATCGCCTAATGGCCGACTATGCGGCCATACGGTCCGGCCTGAAAACCCGGTTGGCGACCAGTTCGACGTTTATTCAGGTGTCGGCGACGGTGCCGGACACCGTGTCGGTGCCGGCTGCGATAGTGCAGCCCGGTTCCCCGGTCGCCGAATACCACCAGGCGTTCGGCAACGGTCTGGAGCGGTTCCTGTTCAAGGTTCTGGTATTGGCGCAGCGTTTCGACGAGGAAGCCAACCAGACGCTCCTTGACGGGTTCCTGTCGGGTTCCGGTTCGATCCAGACGCTCATCGAGGGCGACGTAACGCTCGGCGGCGCCTGTTCCACATGCCAGGTCGTGTCCGCTGACACCTACGGCCTGGTCGACATCAACGACACCCCTTTTCTGGGGTGCGAGTACAGCGTGGAGGTTTACGCGTAATGGCTAAGAAGAAGCACGAATACACCGTCGTCGGCAATCACGCCGTCGCCGGTCACGAACCGGGAGAAACATTTTCGTCGGACATGTCTGACGAGCAGGCCCAGCAACTTATCGACGGTGGTCACCTGACCGCCGGCAAGCGCCCAGAGGAGGGCTAAACAATGGCTGAACTAATCGGGGGCGCTGCGGCGGTTCTCACTTTAAACAGCGTCGACCTTTCCGACCACATGACAAGCGCGTCATTGGAAATTAACTACGACGACGTCGAGACCACAGCGTTCGGCGACACAGTCAGGACGAGAATAGCGGGCCTCGGCGACGCAACTTTGAACGTCAGTTTTAACCAGGACTACGCCGCCTCAGAGGTCGACGCCACGCTCAACGGCCTCGTCGGGACCACGACCGCGTTCGTGTTCAAGGCGACCGGCGCCTCAGTCAGCGCCACCAACCCCTCCTACGCCGGCACCGTGCTGGTTACCCAATACACGCCCATGAACGCCGAGGTCGGAGCGCTAGCGACGCTGAGTTGCTCATGGCCCGTTACCGGCGCCATCACCCGCGCAACGTCATAACCCGAACAGAGGGGCATCATGAAAAACAGCATGAAAATCAGTTTGCGGATCGTCCACGACGGCGCCGAACGGCTTTTGGTTGCCGGCCCTGCCGCCATCGTCGCTTTTGAGCGGCACTGGTCGCTCGGGATCGGCAAAGCCATGTCGGAGGTCCGCGTCGAGCATCTCGCGTGGTTGGCGCATCGTGCCGCATGGCAGGAAGCGCAAGCCGGCAACGGGCCAGCCGTCAAGCCGTTCGATACGTGGCTCGATTTGCTGGACGATATAGAAGCGGTCGGCGACGAGGCCGACGCGGTCCCTTTGGATGGGACGCCCTAACCGTCCAGGTTGCCGCGTTGGCGATCCGAACGGGTATCGGCCCCATGCAGTTGATCGAGTGTCCGCCGGAGGTGTTGAGCGCCCTTTACCGGGTGCTGGAGTTTCAGGCTGACGAGCAGGAGAAAGCGAGCAAGCGGCGCTGATGGCTAGACGGACCTCAGGAAACCGGACAATGGTCGCTGTCGAGATGTACGGCCTCGACGATTTTCTGCGGCAACTTAGGTTCGCTCCCAGCGAAACAAAAAAGGAAATCGGGAAGGGCAATAAGGCGATCGCCGAAAAGGTCGCTGTGGAGATGAAGCAGCGAGCGCGGATCATCTGGTCGGCGCAGCAGTACGAAACGATCGTGCCGTCGTTACGGGCCGTCCAGGGCACCGTCCCGAAAGTGAAGATAGGTGGCGCGAAGAAAGCGGCGGTGTCGAGGCGTAAAAACCGACCGTCGGCCGGCGATTTCGTCATGGGCGCCGAGTTCGGCGGCCGCAACCAGAAAACGACGTTGCAGTTTCCGATTCATCGCGGCCGTAAGGGCTATGTGTTGTTTCCGACGATTAGGCGCCTCCACGGGTTCATCAAGAAGGAATACACCGACAACATCGAAAAGGCACTCAGGAAGGTGGCGAGGTAATGGCATCCCCAACCAGAACGCTCACCGTCAACTTCGTCGGCCGCACCTCGAACCTCGACAAGTCGTTTAAGCGGGTTGCCAAGGGTTCGTCGCTGATGAGCGACAAACTGATGAAGGCGACCCGTATGGCCGGCATCGGGTTCGGCACCCTCGCCGGTGTCGCTGTCGGCGCGGCTGCGGCCCTGAAACCCATGATCGACAAAGCCGCCGACGTTCAAGAATCCATTTCTAAAAGTCGGCTTATGTTCGGTGAGGCGTCGAAAGCGGTCGAGGCGTTCGCTGAAACGTCGCTCGAATCGTTCGGCGTCACACGCCGCGAAGCCCTCGAAGCGACGGGCACTTTCGGCAGCCTTGGAAAAGCCATGGGGATGACCGAAGCCGATTCGGCCGAAATGGCCACCACGCTTACCGGCCTCGCCGGCGATCTGTCGTCGCTTGAAAACGTACGCGTGGAGGAAGCCCTTACGGCGCTACGCGCCGGCATTATTGGCGAGGCCGAACCGCTGCGCCGGCTCGGCATCCTGTTGGACGCCGCCACGATCAAACAAAAGGCGCTCGAAATTGGCCTCATAAAGTCCACGAAAGAGGCGCTAACGCCCGCGATCAAATCGCAAGCCGCTTACGCGTTGATCCTCGAAAAAGGCGAAGTCGCTATGGGCGACTTTGCCAGGACGTCGGACAGCGCCGTAAACACGCAGAAACAACTCGCGGGGCAATGGGACGACATCCAGACCGAGATCGGTACGGCGCTCCTCCCGGCGTTTACGTCAATAGTGACGCACCTAAACGAATCCGTATTGCCAGCGGTCAAGCAGTTTTGGTCAGACCCTTCATGGTATGAGGGGGGCGTGCTGACCGGCAAGGTAGTCGGCTCGGGTTTTGTCCAGGGAGTGCTGGACGCGGTCGGCGGCGTGCCTGACGAGGAGATTAACGACCTCGGGTTTTGGGATTCGTGGAAGGCGTCAGCCGAACTTAACTTTGCGGCTTCGGCTATTGGCGCCGCATGGAGATTTATTAACGGCGTCGAAGACACGCTGGAAAACAACGACCCGTTCGAAATGGGCACTGGGCACGGTGCGCGACACGTAGTCGTAGCTGACGGCACCGGTGCCGGCGGTTCGGCCATCAACCAGCACCCGGCCGCCGCCGCTGCCGCAGCAGCAGCAGCGGCAGCCGTCGAAGCCGTCACGACGCCCGCTAGGCAACATCCAGCCTCCGCAGCCGCCGCAGCCGCGGCGGCTGCGAACGCCGCCGAGCCGTTCGCCCCTGGGCCGTTCCCACGCGGCGGCGGGATGCCAGGATCGGGGGTGACAGGCTTTACCGCCATAAATCCGAACACTGGCTTGAACACCGAACAGGCGCTCAGGATGCTGTCCGACCCGACCATCGACTTTTCGAGGTTTCTGGCGCCGCGCCAAACAGGGCCGCCGGGGACACCACAGACCGTAAACAATACTTTCAACATCACCGGCGTGTCACCTACCGAAGTCATGGACGCGATAGGCCAGGACGTCGCTCTGAACGGCCCGCTACCGCCCCACTGGCAGCA